TGATAAGTCATTAATATATTGGTCGAAGTCTATCAATTCAGATTTAGAATCCCTTAAAACCCATCTACCGCCAAAGCTATTGCCATGCGGAGTTTTGCCTTTATGCTCTCGCTTTATTTGATGTCCGCACTCGCTTGAATAATTGCCTTCTTTATCCTCTGAAAACTTAATCATACATTTCGCCCTGCTTCTCATCATTAATATAACGGTACTTTACATAATTCTTACCCTTAACCTTTACAGACCGTATCTTGTCGCTCTCACGCATACGGCGTTCTATGTTTGATACTTTGAACCACTTGCCGCCTCTGCTCTTTATTTCATCCCGCATAGACTCAGAATCTATATTGTACCCGCTCATTTCTTTCGATATTTCTTCGCACCATTGAATAGCGCTTTTTTGTTGTTGTTCTTTGGTGTGCATAACCTACCCCTCACCTTTTTAAATTCGCTAATATCGCGTCTGTTTCTTCTTTAGTCAGCTTCTTACTAGGCTTTCTAAGCTGTTCTAGTGTCGCCTCCTTAGCTGCTTTGATTCTCTCTTTACTGCCTGTATCCGTTAACCATCTGCCTTTAGGAACTTGTGCAGCCTTCTCTTGCGCCCTGTGTTGCCAGTGGACGGGCGGTTTACACCATGATACAAACTTACCAGTTGAGGGGAAAAAGTCCGTAGGCTGCTTTCTAGCCTCCTTCATGCCGATGTCTACCAGCTCCTTGGTATTGATTCCATTTTCTTGGAACGCTTTTACCCATTGTCGCTTAGTTTCGTCTTGTTGAGCCTTAGATTTAATCGCAACACCCCAAGCTGGAAAGCAGGATTTCAATTCTCTGAAAAGCTCGTTAACAAATTCCATATCAGCTTGGGAAAAGTCCGACTGCCCAGTCTGTCGAATTGTCGTCAATTTCATTTTGTCGCTTATTTGCTTGATAGTTTCCATTGCCGTTTTCCTTTAGATCGAATAAACCCTGATAATCATTTTGTATTGATTTGTCGATAATTAGCTTTTGTTCTTCTTCGGTATATTTCAATAATAATTTAAACTGTTTCTTAGCTGCTGCTTCGCTAACCTTTTTCTTATTAGCTTTTCTGGCTTCAATCCATTCTGTCCATGAATCACGATTAATACCCTCGGGTATTACAATCTCTTTCTTATTATTAGAATTATTTACATTGTTATAATTATTGTTTGTGGTTACTTGTTGGTTACTTGTTGGTTGTTTGTTGGTTACTTGTTGGTTAGTTTGCTGGTGGAGATCCCATGCAACCACCGTAACTATTGAGTATTTGTTGGTTGGTTTGATGGTTAGAATTCCAAGCTTTTCTAAACGATTTAGTGCGGTTCTTACGTTCTGTTCTGAAAGCTTTGTGGCCTTAGCAATGGCCTTTCTACCGGTCACTAATTGACCAGTTTTGATGGTAACTAGCTCATCACCTACAAGCTGCTCACGGTCTGAATGACTCGCTTTTAACAGGCAATAAAGGAATGTTTGCAATAGTTTATAATTGCTGAAAATTGGGTTATCTAGTAGTTTTCTGTGAAGACTTATCCAGCCTTGTGAATTGCTCATATTGGACACCTGATTAAATTTAGACCTGATATTTGAATTAAGGCGGTGCTAATCAGGTTAAGCAGTTCTAAGAGCAACCAAAGAACTTTTACCGCCAACGCGCATTATATTACATTAACTTACTTATCATCAAGATATTTCTGTTATAATTAACGCTCATCTAGGTACTGGTAAAACTCTATTAAAATCAGCTATTTAAAGCTGTAATGTGCGTTATGGGTGCCACTAATATTCGAGGCGCATTGCACCATGAGAACTCTTAAGGTTAACCTTTTTAACTAAATGAAACTCAATGTCGTTAAACTCATCCTTTATGAATTCGCATACCCCATATTCATCAAACCAAAAACATTGGCAGTAATCATCTAAGCAAACTCCAATTTTCTTGCCAAGGTAAATCGTCTTTAATGTCCTTGGGTGCGCTTGCATATCAACAACTTTAAAATAAAAACATGTACCTTTTTTATGACCATCTTCAAACATATTAGCCTTGTAGATTTCGCCAAGTGTTATTTTCTTCTTTCGCATGATTCACCCTTATTTAAAAACAATACCTTTTCCATTGAAGCCTTATAATCATCTTTAGGTTTATCAGGCCGCTTAACTCTCCTTACTGGCTTACGTTTCATATTTCATCACTCCTATAAACATCAATGATTATTTGTTATAATTAAAACCCATCACATTCTGGCAACTGGCTTAACTTGTGATCACTAATAAACCTAATTGACAGCTTTATATCATCATCTCGACAAAGCCCTAAAAAGTACCAAGGAACATTTTCTATACTGTCAATACATATCTGGCCATTAATGTTAATTTTTATCTTTAGTCTTGGTAAATATTTCATTTTCTATTCTCCTATACAATGACTTTCTGTTATAATTAACTCACCATAATTTAACCATAACTTCCTTAGTGGCGTGTCTCATCTTGCTTTCTATCTTATTTATACAGTTATCAGCGTGAAACCTTACTACTTCGCTTTCTGCGCATTTAAGCTGCTCGAACATTTCAATTGAGTCTTTTAATGCCAACTCATAACCCTGAATTACTTTTAAAATACCGTAATAATCTTCTTCTGTGATATTTCTATTATCTGACCAGTTCATTTCTATCTACCCCTCTTTAGCCTTATTAGCTTCTCTTTGCGCAATACCGTCTACAACCTCGACCGCGTAATCCACTGGAATTGCCACAACTTGTCCGGTACTGCATAAAACCAGCTCGTAATAAACATTTTCGTTATCCATTATGATTCCCCTCTGATTGATTCAATTGCACTGCTAACAGCCTCTTTTAAATCTGTGACATCCTCATATCTAATATACGGGTCATCTACATAAAATCGCTCGACTGACAGTGAGTTATTACCAATTTCTACATAGCAAGTATTACCAGCGACTAAAGCCTCTAAATCATCCCAAGCCCTAGCCTTTTGCATTGCGTCTGTAGTGTATTCAAGCGCTCTATAGTTTAAGGTTAGTTCCGTTATGCCGCCAGCATCAGTGGTTTCCTGAATTATCTTGCTGCAATAGTCCCATGCGGTGGCCTTCATCTCAAAATCTTCAAGCGCAGCCTTAAGCTCTCTCACCTCATCAATAAGCGCTAGCCTTTCCTGCTCAACATCAACTGCATCACTCATAACCTTTGCATCACCGACCAAGTTGCTCTTATCCTGATTATCTGTTTCAAAGCTCATTATCGCCAGCCTCCCAATCCAAAAACACACCGCAACACATGGGGCGATCAATTCCTTGATTGATATAATGCCAATCGCAATCCATTAGCTGGTTGATTTTCATAATATCTAACGCCTCTCTAAACCCTTTTAACTGTCTATTATTTGCGTAATGCTCGCTTTCTGTTTTCGAGTTATTAACCGCTTCTACTAGCTCGATATGCTTATCTATAAATTTGCTCATAAATTACCCCTTAGCTCGTCTTTCGTTAACTTCATTAAGTCTCTTAGCCTTCTCCTTAGCCTCTCTATGCTCTGCTAGCTCATCCGGTACAATCACACTATCTCGATACGTTATAGGCCACTGGCACGAAATACATTCCTCTGACAGTGATACTTGGCTTGCTGGTAAATCTCCGCAGTGTTTACAGTTCCAAATCATTGATTTTCATCCCCCAAGCTAACTAAAAATACCAATTCGCCTGTTTTGCTTCTGCTGCCTCGGTGAATCTTGTAACCGAATGTGATTAGGTCGGCGGCGACCTTCCAAAGACTGCCAGTTTCAAATCTGAGTTCCGTTTTCATTATCTTTCTCCGCTAATCCTATTAAATACTCTGAATTCGATTCGCCGCGCTTCTCCGCTTTGACTCCGATCATTTTCCAATCTTTGTCAGAAGCTGAAAGGCTCCGGCATTTTTTAATCATTGATATTGGCTTCTTTCGTTGTGGCATCATGCCTCCTCGTTAAAGTATGGGTGTGTTAATTCAAAGTCTTCTATCTGGTCAAGTGCGTCTAATTCACTAAAGGCCGTACCGCATAGCACTTCAGTATCGCAATTGTCTTTATGCCAAAAATCATAGTCATAAGCCCTTGTAGGTATTGGCTTGACGCTTAATTGTATGGTCCATCCGTCTGGTAATTTCATGTGATCCTCTAGAATTCTTCTAATATTTCGATGACTATGCCGGTTTGCTGTATCTCCATGCCATTTTCATCATGTAAATTGATGGTAACTAAATCGCCCTCCTTAGCTGTATTTTTAATGGTTCCTGCTGATTCACCGTCGTCTTTTTTTATAACTACATTCATAATATTTACCCCTTAGTTATGCCCCTATGCGGGGCCTTGCTGGTTAGTTTTATTTGCTGGAGTTTATTGTTTCTATAGTTTCGCAAGCGCAGACATAAAGCATGTGATCCGAGTCAGTCATACTTGCTGTATCTAGCTCTTGCATAAAGGGATCATTAATGTTTGATATAACGTGACTGCCTCTGAGTTTTTTAGTAGCTTTGTTCAGATCTCTAAAAGCTTGGGTCGTTAAAGCGTTGATTGCCGATTCTAAGTTAGTCATAATATTTACCCTTTTAAGTTTGTGTGCCTTGATTCGATAAAGTAATAATACCTTATGTAAGATCTTATGTAATGTTTAAACGCGACAATATACGATAAAGATGAAATTAATTTAAACGTGATAGAATTACCCCGCAAATAAAATATAAATGAAACTTTAAATTCGTGTCCCTCTTCGCGAGGGTTTTTTATGGCAGATGAAATAGAGGCCGCGATACTAGCGGCGGACTGTGTTATACAAGAAATAAAACCTCATATGACTATAGAGGAAGCCGCACACTTACAAGAAAGGGCGGTGCGTGCTAACATAGAAATTATTATTGCAATAGCAAAACAACAACCACAATTAAAGGCGTTTTACGATGGTAATGGGCAATGGCAGCAACGGACCGAAGAAAAAGAAAGCGGCTCCGCGTAAAAAGTTAAGCGCTACCAAGAAAAAGGCCAATAAGCCAAAGCCACAACCAAAACCACAACCAAGAGTGAATTCTACTACCGCCTCTCGATCCACAAATCGTCCTAAGCCTAAAAAATGAACGCCTTAACGCTAGGGATAATTTACCTGTTTGTCCTCTCAAATCGAAAGGATAAAGCTATCACCACACTTTTATGCTGGTACTTGGCTCAAGTCACTTTAACTATAATCATATACTCTCCAGAGTCCTTTATATTTGCCTTGGGTGCATCATGGTTTTACGCTATCAATGCGTTTGTTTGTTATTCGATGCAACGTGTGATTAAGGGGGCAATGCAAAAGCTCAACGATTACAACAGCTTACAGAGCCTTAATATCATTTTAACATTATCTATCTATTTGAATTTGTTCGGTATTTTGGATTTAGTCTTAAATTCGGGTACAATCGAGGAAACTTACAACATTTTCATTAAGGGAGCGGCGTTATTAACAGTGCTAGAGATTTGGTATCTGTTTCGCTTAAGCAAGAATGGATTATCTGACTCACTTACTTCATTTGTTAGCAACTTCGCAAGAGGTTTACACGGTGGCTATAGTCTTATCATTCGCGATATGCGCAACTATAGAAACATGGGCATGGGCAAAAAATATTTGGGGAAATTTTAGAACATGGCTATCCGCGAAATTGCTCAAGATAAAATAATCCAAGGAACTTCTAGCGTCGGCGTTGTAGGCGCTGCGACCACTGAAAAATGGTATGACCCCTATTGGGACCCCATTTGGAACTTACTGCCATGGTCCGAGCTGGCCACGGTCATAGGTATAGGATGGATCGGTTACATGGCGTATGTAACTTTCACAGATCGAAAGAAATCTAAGTAAATCTAAATAAATCTAAATAATTACTTGTAATTACCAGCAAGGGTGCTAATCTGTCTGTGTTGGTTGGCGGCTTGGTACGTTTCCTTGGTTGACCTCTAATCAATACCCTAGTAAAACGCAGTTGTGCAAGCTGATAAGCGAAGGTTTAAAACCCGTCTAGGTTAAGTATTTATAAGTAAGATTGATGGCGGGGGTGTGTTCCTGTCTCCACACACGGGGCCTATAATTAGCTTAGGTATTGATCTTTCTTATGAGTATTTATAGTAGGTGATGCTAGTATGTGTCCTAGCTTATGGTTCAGCTAGGTGATTCAGGTAAAATTGTCGTGATAATAAGCTACACGGCTTTCTGGATTATATAGGGTAGCTCTGGAGTCAGTTCGAATCTGTCGCTAGCATCACCCACTATAAGTATTGAAGACTGAATTAGGAAAGATAGCTGAGATGGATTAGCACCGGATTGAAAATCCGACTAGGTTGGTTCGATACCAACTCTTTCCACCATTTAACACGAGAAGACAATGAAACCGAAAACAGTTGCAGAAACATCGAGAGACTACCGAGCAAGAATGAAAAAAAAGGGGTTTGTATTCGTAACGGTTGCGGTTCTAAAAGAGAACGTTGCCAAGATTAAGGAAATAGAAGCAGCCGATAAGGCATCTAAGAAAGGGGAATAGGAATGAATTATTTAGACCAAGGACTTGAGGAGCTGGAAAGTAAAAAGCATAGGGTTCATTGCGATATATTAGAAATATTTCAATATGGTAGAAGCCCTTCAGATAAGGAATTCTTGTCTCTAGGCGAAAAGGCAAAAGAGCTTTCAAACATCGAGTATGCGATAGGAATAATAACAGACTTAAGGTAGCGGATTAACCATGAGCACATACAAAGCAAAGAACCCATGCAGCTGTAGTTCATTCATTAGGGATAGCATTACAAACAGATGCGTGAGGTGTGAGGAAGGCCGCAAGAGGTCGAAATACGTTCAAGCTAAGAACACGGCACCGAAAGTAAGCGAGGAACAGTCACGGCTAAATAAGGAGCTTCAGCGTAAAAGATGGGTTATAGAGGATCATCAAGAAAGAATTAGATTAGGGGGTATGGTATGAGTGATAATTCAGAAGAGCTTAAGATATGGCTTATTAATAACTCGAGCGGTGTGTATAGGAAATGTGTAACAGCTGCTAATTATATAAGTGAGTTAGAGGTTAATAACAAGGTACTAGAAGACGCTTTGAAAATGCTTTGGAATGATGTTGGCGGAGGCAAGAAGAAGTGCGGGCATGATTTCTGCTGCTCATGTGCTGGTGATAACGCAAAGAAGGTATTGAATCGATTAACCACCAATAGGGGCGAAGAGTAATGAAAGAATATAGCAATATTAAAATAGTGATGATTAGTGTTGAAGCTCAGATAGGTTCAGATATTGGAAGTTGCCTAAAAGAATGTATGAGCCTATCAATTGCGGAATGGAAAATGGTCGAGCTTAGGCATAATGATAAAGTTTATGTGATAAGCCCTGAAATGCTTATTAATACAATTCAAGATCCAGATTAATTAAGGGGTGAGATAGTGAAGAGTGAGCAAGAGATTAGAGAAGAGTTGAAAGGACTTAAGCTAAGCCTTGAAAATACCAAGTTTGATAGTCAGGCTAAAATGATTAAGTTCCAAATAATGTGCCTTGAATGGGTTCTAGGCGAATAATTAAGCGTGCGGAGTATAACCAAAGCAAAGGGGTAAATAGTGAAGACGGAAATAGAGAAAAAATTAACATGCACCATGTGTTTAGGTGTAAAGGAAACATTTGCAGAGATTGTTTACAGCCAAGGCGATAGGGTTTGCATCGATTGTAAAAAGGTAACTCAGCAAGCTGACAATCTGGCATTTGATAGAGATATGGCTTTACGGCTCATTTAACCAGCATAACCAAAGGGGATGAGATGAAGACGATTAAAAACCTAATTCTAAATGCGTGGGTAATAACGCTAGCAGTATTTATCGCTGTATTTGGTTTCATATATGGAATGATAACCGGCGTTTATATTAATTTTTTTGTATAGGGCTATGTATGCCAAAGGAGCTTAAAGATAATGAAGATTGAATATTCAAAGGATGATTTAAAGAGCTTAAATTTTAATTATATTGTTCAAGTTAATAACCATGACCACCACGACTGTGTTTTTGATTGCGAAAACCCTATGTTCTGGATTGAAAAGCGGATTAAGTTTGTTGTCGCGCATGACGCTGAGAATTACTCTATTCACGGTTACTATTACGGATCAAATACGCATAGCGATCAAGGGTTAGTTGACCGGCTGAACAAAAGCGAAGAAAGGTATTACAGGCTTCTTAATGATAAGGAGTTATCTTGGTTCAATAATTGGCAGAAATTACAACGATCATAGTTTAATTAATGCGTATAACGATAGAGAGTAGGGACCATATTCCCGACATCAGCAATAAGGTAGGAAGCAATGAGTAAATTAACAGCTGAAGAATTCAAAATAATGGATGACATGAACGATGTAAATATCGAAATGGCTAAACGTATTGATGAATCAGCGCCAAGATGCCATATGACACCTATGGATATGGATGATAACGAGTTGGAAACATGGTGGGAATGCCAGCATTGCGGGCACACAAAATTAGCTTGGACTAATAGCTATCCGTATTAATTAATGGTTAGGGGAAGGGTAATACTAGACAAAGGGGAAATGATATAATGAACAAGACTAAAGGCCAGATTTAACAAATTTTGGCAAGTAGCTCAGTAGGTCACTGGTTCGAGGCCAGTCTTGCCAGCCATTTAACATAATCTGTGATAATATAACTATTCCGTTAATTAACGAGGTAATCCGCTATGAGCGAGAATAGAGAAGTATTTAACACTCTGAAGTCAGACCAAGAATATCTAAAAGATATGTTTAGCTATAACCCTTCTACTGGGGCATTTATCAGGAAATCTAATCCTGATGCAGAGGCTGGCAGTCCGCACCCTAAAGGCTATATCCACATAACCGTCAACGGGAAAAAATACCTAGCACATAGACTTGCTTGGGTTTATATGACTGGAAGCTGGCCATCCGACCAGATAGATCATATCAATTGCATAAAATCAGATAACAGAATCGATAATCTTAGAGAAGCCACAAACTCCGAGAACCATCAAAACAAACCTTTGCAATCTAATAATAAGTCAGGGTTTAAGGGTGTTCATTATGCTGTCAATAAAGATAGATGGGTAGCTTATATTAAAATACCCAAAGGCCATGAAGACATAGGAAAGCGGGTGACAAATAGAATTCACCTTGGATCGTTTAAGACAAAAGATGCTGCGATCAAGGTTAGGCGTGAAGCTGAATTGAAATACCACAAAGACTTTGCGAGGGCTTCCTAATGAGGGTAGGACAGACCCGCGCTCAAGCGATAAGAGAGACAAAACGAGAAGAAGTTTTAGAGTCATTAAAGAACAGGGGGTTAATCCAGCAAGTTATTGAAAGCGCTGATAAATTAGCTGATTTAAATCAAGTACTTGACGCGATAGACGTACAAAGACTTAAAGCCTCAAATGATGCTAGATTATCATTAATAAGAAAGTATTTACCTGACACTAAAGCAGTTGAAAGCACACACAGAATAGAACAGAGCGCAGAAGAATGGTTGAGCCAGTTGACATAGAGTTAGCAACAAGGCAGAAGCTTAAAGATGATTTTGAGTTCTTTGCTAGAAATTGCTTAACGATAAAAACGAAAGCTAGCGGTAATAAACCTTTTGAGCTTAACAAGGCTCAGAAATATATACACGAGCAGATAGAAATCCAAAGAGACGAGACCGGAAAGGTTCGAGCTATCGTCCTTAAGGGTAGACAGCAAGGCGTATCAACTTATGCGGAGGGTCGCTTTGTATGGCGCACATCTCACAACAAGTCGGTTAACGCCTTTATTCTTACGCATGAAGACGACGCTACCCAAAACCTTTTTAGAATGTCTAAACGCTATTATGACAATCTACCCGATGCGGTAAGGCCATCAATAAGCGCAAGTAATGCTAAAGAGCTTCTTTTTGATCAGCTTGACTCTGGCTTTAAGGTCGGAACGGCTGGTAATAAGTCGGTTGGTCGATCGCAAACAAATCAATACTTCCATGGTTCGGAGGTTGCTTTCTGGCCTCATGCCGCAGAGCACGCGAAAGGTATACTTCAAACAATACCGGACGCAGCCGGAACGGAAATCATATATGAGTCGACAGCTAACGGGCTGAACAACTTCTATCATCAGCAGTGGAAACTTGCCGAGAGCGGTCAGAGTGAGTTTATAGCTATTTTTGTGCCTTGGTTTTGGCAGGAGGAATACCGAAAAAAGCTGCCTGAAGACTTTATTCTGTCGGATGACGAGTCGGAGCTTCAGTCTCAATATGGATTAAGTGATGAGCAATCCTACTGGATGAGACAAAAGGTAACTGAGCTATCAGCAGACGGTACAGACGGCCACAAGAGCTTTAAGCAAGAATACCCTATGAATGCATCGGAAGCGTTCCAAGTGTCCGGTGGTGAGGGTCTGATTAGCGCTGATAGTGTAATGAAAGCGAGAAAGTCTACCGTTAATGTTAGTGGAGACTTAATTGTCGGTGTCGATCCGTCTAGGGGTGGTGATAGATTCTCAATGATTAAGCGTTGCGGGCGCAGAGCTTACGATAAAAGGAGCTGGGTTGGCGATCAGGTCGATTCTCTCGGGAAAGCTGTTAGTAAGTGCGTTCAGGTATTAGATGAAGTATGCCCGATAGCAAAAAAGAAACCTGATATGATGTTTGTCGATGCTGGTGGAGGGTCCGACATTGTTGATAGATTGCACGAATTAGGGTATAAAGAGCGTGTTAAAGCTATATATTTCGGCTCATCCCCGTTAAACGACACTAAGTATAAAAACAAACGTGGCGAAATGTGGGGAAGCCTAAACTTGTGGCTTAGGGATGAGAACTTAGACGTTCAGGTTCCAGATGATGATGAGTTGCAGGCGGATTTGTGCGCATCTCCATACTATCGAGACTCCCACGATAGAATTATTCTGGAAAAGAAAGAGAAGATTAAAAAGGATTATGGGTTTTCACCTGATGATGGTGACGCTATAGCCCTTACTTTTGCCGAGCCTGTACCGCCAAGAAAGCAGGTTCAAGTTTTGAACGTACCTATGGTTAATCACTATGCATGAAATGAGCGGCAAGAATAAAGACGACTTTGTTAAGATCTTGAATAAAGTAAGCGAGGCTTGGAATTTAACCGAGTTTCAACGAGATCAGTCAAACGAGTCAATAAGATTTGTTGACGTTTCAGGCGCGCAATGGGAAGGATGGGCGGGCGATCAATTCGCTAACCGGCCAAGAATGGAGCTAGACAAAGCCTCTCAATCGGTCAACCTATTTCAAGCAGAGTGGAGAACTAACCGTTTCGCTGTTAAGTACAGACCATCCGACGAGAAGACTAGCGCCAAAGATGCCGAGCTATTAAACGGGCTATTTAGGAAAGACTATCGCGACTCTAACGGCGAACAGTCGATGGATAATGTCGTTAACGAAATGTCAAAAGGTGGTGTGGGCGCGTTACGACTAAAGACAGAATTTGTTTCTGAAGATGATCCCGAGAACAAAGATCAAAAAATAATATTTGAGCCTATTTATAACGCATATAATACGGTGGTATGGGACCCACAAGCCAAAGCTCAAGACAAATCGGATTCTGGCTGGTGCGATATTATCACCACTTATACTGAAGATGCTTTTAACGATGCTTATCCAGACGCTGACCCAGAGTCATTCTTTCAGCCCGGCGACAGGAATATTTTCAACTTAAACAACATCAAGCTCATTTACGTTTCAGAGCACTATCAAGTCAAAAAGAAAAAAGCTCTAGCTTTTAGCTATGTCAACAAACTGACAGGTGAGAAAAGAGTAATATTTAAAGACGATATTAAAGAGGTCATCGAACAGTTAGCGGATGCTGGGTTTAAAAAGACTGGTGAGCGCCGAATAGTTAGACGCACCGTTGAAAAGTCTATTTTGTTTGGTGGTGGATTCTTAAGCAAGCCGCGCCGAATCGTTGGCGATATGATCCCCGTTTCGCCGTGTTACGGCTATCGTTCGTATGTTGATGGACAGGAATATTACTACGGTTTAGTTGAAAAGCAGAAAGATGCCCAACGACTTTCCAATATGGCCATATCAAACATGGCTGAGAACGCGGCTACAAGCTCGTCGTCAATGCCTATACTTACACCCGAGCAAGTGGCGGGGCTTGAGCAGCGATGGGCGGAGAAGGCGCTAGGCAAGCACGCTTACATGCTTATTAACAGCCTAGACGACCAAGGAAAGCCGATACCTTTGGGACCATTACAGCATACACAGCCAGCGCAGATAGACCCTAACACAAGCTTAGTGTTAGACGTTGCAGGCAGCTTTATTACTAGCCAAAGCGGCGGAATGCCACAAGATACACTAGATCCAGATGCTAGTGGTAAAGCCATTAATGCAATGATGCAGCGCGTGGACATGCAAACAGCGGTATTAATGGACAATATTTCTTTATGCACTAAAACAGTCGGCAAGATATATTTAGGGATGGCAAGCGAGGTTTACGACTCGCAAAGATTCATTAAATTAGTTGGCGAGGACGGCGGCGAGAAAGACGCATTGCTTATGGAGTATGTAATCCATCCTAAAGTTGACAAGTTTGTCCGCATAAATGACGTTAAAAGCATGAAACTTGACGTTGTTGTTGATACCGGTGCCAGCTACGCCAACCAGCGAAGAGAAACTGTTGACGTTCTTAATCAGCTATTACAGAACACGCCGGGCGATTCTCAGTATGTCCCTTTGATTTATTCTAGTATCGTTGAGAATATGGAAGGATCAGGACTTGATGCGATTAAGAAATTTAACCGCCAGCAAATGATTTTACAGGGAGTTGTCGAGGCAGAAACGGACGAGGATTTGGAATTTGTCCAGCAATCCCAGCAACAGCAACAGCAGCCAGACGCAGGGCTATTATTAGCTCAAGCGGAGCAATCCAAAGCGGATGCCGACAATGCAGAGGTTCAGCGAAAGACTCAAGCAGACCAATTTAAAGCCAGCATCGACCAAGGAAAGTTGAAGGTTGATACTTTTAGAGCGCAGACTGACAGAATGAATACTCAGGTTGACGCTCAAGAAGCAGGTGCGACGATCAATAATAAGAATATAGACGCTTTTGGAAAGCAGCTAGATAACCAGCAAAAATCTATAGAGCTTCAAGAAAATCAGATGCAAGCACAAATAGCATCAATGTCTACGAGCGAACTAATCTCCTTAATGGGTCAGTAATGGGAATAAAAACAAAGATAGCTGAAGAGTTAGCCAAGCGCGTTCAAGGCGGTGATTCTTTGGCGATGGACTTTGCCACTCGAATGGCTAGGGCTAAAGAGTCCTCTGTATCGTATGATGCCAACTATCAAGACCATATCGATATTGACGATGATGGTTATGATATATTTTCGGACCCTTATACGCTAATAGAAAATGTCAGCACTCCGCTAGAGCATAGAGGTAAAGGGCTGGCTAGAAAGGAGCTTGTAAAATCACTTTCTGAAATAGCGGCTAAACATCCAGATGAGCCGGTTAGATTATCCGCGACACCTTTAGACGATGATACCGATGCTGACAAGCTCGTTGAGTTTTACGAAAGCTTAGGGTTTAGTGCCGATAGTTATTCCGAAGGTATGGAGGGCATACCTATGTCAATGGATACTGATACATTATCAGGATTTAAATTAGCTGGTATAGCCGGTGCTGTAGGCTTAGGCGCTGCTGGTAGTAGCCAAGAGGCAGAGGCGGGAATAATAAGACCTGAAAAAAGGAATCCGGCTTTAAAGGCGCTTAGCATACTAGAACCCGCCGCTATGATTGGATCATCAATGGCCAGAGAATCATTAGCAGGGTTAGGCGGCTTAGCTGCTGGCTTAGATCCTTATGCCCCTGAAGGTGAGGGAGGCAGGTTTACCGAGTATTTGCAAAGAACATTGCCAGTATATGAGCCAAGAACAAAAGAAGGTATACAGGGTCTTGAGGCTTTAGGCGGCGGCATAACAGATATTGCAAAATACTTTAATGACAGCAGGCTAGCCGAACCATTAAGAGCGGCAAAGGAAAATTTTAACGAATCCAACGAGTGGGTGTTTGATAACTACGGACCGGGAGCCGCTACAGTATTAAGAGTTTTACCTGATATAGTTTTCTAGCCATTTAACATAATCTTGCTATTTAACATAATCTTTAATAAAATCAATGAATCCTCGAAAGAGAGTCCTTTACAGGAAATTAATCCCAATTATTTGGAGAGTTAGAAAATGACTGAAACGTTATCACTTAACGAAGAGCAGGTTAAAGCGGATACGCCGGAAACTGTTGATGGAGCGTCACCATCGGAAGATAAGCCATTTGTTGTTGACCGTCAGGTTAGCAGGAAATCGAATAAGCAATTTGCAGAGCAGCGTATAGGCGACCAGCGCGATAAATACAGAACTGAAGCAGATTCATTAGGAAATGAAAACGCGGCAATGACTGTAGAGATGGCAAGGTTAAAAGCTGAAAACGAAAATTTGCAAGCTAGATCAAGTCAAAGCCAAACGATGCCAACAATGGCGCAGTTTGATAATGACGCGGAGCAATTCCAAGCGGCAATTGGTTCTTTTTATCAGAATCAAACCACAGGAATAGTCCAGCAGCAGCTTAATCAATTTCACGCTAATCAAACGGAAAGTAATCAGAATGTCCAGATAGACAGCGCAATTAACAGTCACTATGACAGAGCGCAAGATTTTGGAAAGAAGGATTACAACGAGGCAGAAAGCAGCGCTAAGAATATTATTGGTGAGGAATTAGTTAAGGGCATCATGCAAAACACTCAAAACTCTGAACAAATCCTTTATATGCTCGGCAATGATTCGGCAAGAGCTTCGGCTCTAGCGAATATGACACCTCTACAGGCAACTATGGAAATAGGCCGGTTATCTGCGCAAGCGGGTAGCTATACAAAAGAACAGCGACCAGATCCGGAGGATGTTGTGGAAGGCGGAAAAGCCCCCAGCGTATCCAATGCAAATCTACAAAAGCGCTACGACTCGATCTTAGAAAAAGCCTGTAATGGTGGAAGCCTAGAAGAATTGAAAGCGGTTAAAAAGGAAATGCGCGATTCTGGTATGCTATAAAATACTAGGTGATTAACATGACTCAGACTAACTTTCCAAAGGACGTAGTTGTTGAATTTAATGATATGGTCGAATCTTTCGAGGATGATACTATTCTCACGAAGGCTGTAAAAGTTAAATCCTCGCCTGCTCAACAGCAGCAGCGCACAGCCTATAAATCATGGCAGAACACGCCACAAATCAGCAGAACCGTTTCAGGCTTAGACATTACAAGTTCACTCGGTAAGGCGATCACTCAACTAGCTATTCCGGTTGATATTGACACGATCGAAAACGTAACGTTTACAATCGATGCTCAAGATGCCAATGACCCCATGGCGATTAAAGGTAAAATCCGCAGCGCGGGCGCGGCATTAGGATCGTTGATTAACACAAGCATAAATAACACTGTTCTTTTTGAGGGTGGTGCATTTGTTGGTCAATCCGGCGCTTTAGCTACTTATAACGACATTGTTGCTTATGAGAATGCTTTGCTAAGACGCGGCGTTCCAGAGACATCAATCAAAAGCTTGTTTTTAAACTTAAAAGACCACGGAACTGTTAGCGGTAATATTGCTGACCGTCAAACCATGGGCAATAAAGTTTTATCAGCTTATGAGCGGTCACTGGTAAGCGACGCGGCTAACTTTGACGTGTTCCGTACTGGTTCAGCCCCTACTTTAGTATTGGGCGGCGGTTCGGCGGCAACGGTTGACGGCGCTCAAAGCTTGGTGCCAGCGGCTAACCAAGCCACTTCAAAAGGTAATGTTGAAAACTTAGACAATCGTTTCTTCGACCTTACTGTAGATACTAGCGCTAGTTGGAAAGCGGGCGACCGTTTTACCGCAGGCGTTAATGAGGTCCACATGGTCAATAAACTTGACACTGGAAACTTGCAGGTATTTACCGTGGTCGAAGTTTTAAGCGGAACTTCTATGAAGATAAGTCCGGCCCCTGTGAATGTTGCCGGTGCTACTGATGTTGAGAAGGAGTACGGGAACGTAACTGCTGCGCTTGCTGACACTGCTGCGCTTGTTATCGTTAATACTGCCACTGCACAAACTAACGTGTTTTGGGAAAATGACAGCATCCAATTAAACGCTGGTAATTTAAGCGTTGGTGATTTGTCAGGTGTTGGCGTGATGAATGTTAACAGTGAAAGTGGTATCCAATTCATTCTAGCGAATGAGGGTACTTTGGGCGATTTGTCCAACGCTTACCGACTAACCGCTTTTTGGGGTGTCACTTTGATTGACCCATTGCGCGCAGGTATTGGACTTGCTAATCAGTAATAGCAATTAATAGCGGGGGTGTAAAAACCCCCATTATTTTAATACATGTTATGGTGTCGGTATGAGTACAGCACTTGAGCGGGTGAATAATGCTTTGTTTATTTTGGGCGCAACTTCCCCGATTAAAAAAGCACGTCCCGAAATATTTAATCTTACTTTTGACGTTCTAGTCACAATGCTTAAGCTTTGGAGTTCCCAAGGCATTAGCACCGGTTTAACCATCCCAGCCGTTATTGGCGACGAGATGGAAGAGCCAGCACAAATAGATTTTGCTATTGATTTTAATTTGGCGGCCACTGTTGCACCTTATCTGCAAAAGGTTCTTAGTCCGGAGGCATCGTCTAAAGCTAGCACAACTATGCAGTCATTACGCGCGCAATTTACCGTGCAGCCAATTACCCTTTACCCTAATTCTTTACCGCTTGGCTCGGGCAATACCGGACCATCAAGCAGACAATCACCAAGAGGCCGGAATTTTTATTCCGAGCCTGAAACTATAGATTCTGGAGCGGGTTCCCCGATAATCACATGAGCAACGGCGGTACACCAATAGTTCTTTTCCAAAGGCTTACAGTCTTAGATAATAAGCCGATTTTTATATTTGAAAGCGAAATAGACAAAGTCACTTATGGCGTTACCCTAGAGGACTTAGCGACTAATTTAGCGCCTTTTATCGATCCCGGTCAGGCCACTTGGGGGAGTATAATTGGCACGCTATCGAATCAGGTTGATTTGCAAGCTGCTTTAAATGCAAAACTTAACCTTAACGGCGGTTCAATGACTGGCCCCGTCGTTAGTGTTAGCACATGGCAAGGCGTATCATTTAATGGCGTAGTCCTAACAACTGGGGGATTTGCTGCTAATAAACTTGATGAAACAGGGGCTTATTCTGCCGTTAATTGGGGTCAACTTTCGGGAACGCTAAGTGATCAAACGGATCTTTTGTCAGCGCTTAACGCTAAAAAGAATGATTTTTCAGAAAATACCGCATTTAATAAAAACTTTGGCACTTCAGCGGGTACAGTTTTAGAAGGGAATACCGCTTTAGGTGGCGCTGTTGATAGCGTAACTGGGGATGGTGTTGGCGGCACTGCTGTAAATCCGGTGATGAGCTTTCCAGCTCCTAGCGATATTGGATTAGGTAATATTGACAATACAAGCGATGCCAATAAGCCAGTAAGCACGGCCCAGCAAACCGCTTTAAATCTAAAGTTGAATTTATCAGGCGGCGCAATGACTGGGCCGGTTACAAGTAGCAGTACTTGGGCAGGTACGTCATTTAACGGCGTTGTGTTAACAACCGCCGGTTCATCTGCTAATTTTCTTGATGAGCAGGGAAACTATTCCCCTGTGTCAATATCTTCAGCATGGGGTTCAATTACAGGGACTTTATCTAGCCAGACCGATTTGCAATCAGCTTTAGATTTAAAATTAAATTTGAGCGGCGGCGCAATTACCGGACCTGTAACAAGTGTAAGTACTTGGACTGGAACAAGTTTTAACAGCGTTGCTTTAACAACTGGCGCGGGATCTTCTAACGCCTTGACCGGCGCTGGAACTTATGTTGCTTTTGTGGCAACTGTTTCTGACGGTGAGAATATATCGGTTGATAATACCGATCCAAACAACCCCATAATAAACCAAATTTTATCAAAAGTTCTAAGCGATAATCCTATTGATGTCAATACAACGACAAGCATGGTTGATAAGATAAATGATACTTTCGTTGGCAATAAAGCGGGTGACTATAGAGTACACTTTGAAACAAATCAGTCATACGATGCATCAAACTCAAGTATTATTTTTGAGGCTGAAATAGATGGAACGCTTCAAGGCACAAGTGATGAAGTTTTTAGAATGGAGCCGCAAGATAGCGGAGGAAATGACGGCGATGGCAGAGGAACAAGTCAAAAGCATATTTTCAAACAATCCTACCCCTTTACATTGGCGTCAGATGGAGACATAGACGTAAGATTTTCATTTTCCTCAAGTGTCGGCGGCGTCGAGGCGGCAATGTGGAACACTTCAATAAGATTAGAGAAAGTCGAAAATGTTTAAATATTCTTTCACATACTCAAACCATTTTTCAAACGGTATCAATTATAACGCGCTTCAAGAGGACGTTGACGAATCCGGTTTAGATTGTGACGGCTTCCACTTCAAGAAAAGCAGTGATTCTATCACCTTCATATTTCCTAATGAAACTATTTTTGTTCAAGCTATCAGCGATTCCTTGACAGCCCTAATGGACGAACATACCGATAGCCCTTATTATATTAGGGTAGCTAAAAAAGACAAAAAACAAGAGCTTAACGACTACAGGGATTCGCTTCTATTGGCTGGCCTTCCTTACAATGCCGCTCCACTAACTAGCGAGTTACTTTATCAGGCTGACAGAGAAAAGCGGACCGATTTAGGGACGGTGATAGCAAACGGTAAAGACGTTGAAGAAATTAACGGGGCGGGTAGCTATAATTATCAGTGGTGGTCAGTAGACAATATCGAACATACCTTTACTTTATTAGAATTGAAATTGCTTAGGCTTTCTTTATCTGTTCCGGTCGGCAATATATATAAAAACTGTCGGTATCATAAAAATCAAGTAATGCTATTAAGTGATGCTGAATTGATCAACGGATATGATTCCTCAGGAGATTGGACGAATGAAGCCCCGACATGATGATGATTATTGTGGCCCCGCTGGTAACGGGATAATTGCTAGGATTTTTTCTTGGTTTATTGCGGATAAAATCGGGGCGGTTGATGTTGGTGCGCTATGCTGCAAACCGCACGACGACGACAACACAAAGAACGGGGCGAATAAAGCGGGTGACGAAAAGCTAAAATTTTGCATAGAATGCGCGCTAAGAAAAGAAGGTTATCCCGAATGGATAATATCGTATTATAAATATAAATATTTTTACGGGGTAAGAGTTGGCAACCCTTTTTATAAATCTCCATCCGAGCTGTTAACTGATATAAAAAAAGAGCTAAAAAGAAAAATAAAATAAAATAATCGAAAAAACGGCTAGATACCATTAAGAGTTAGCAACAATATGCAGCAAGTACCATTACCAACATCGTTTAAAAGTATTGATGAATTCCCGAGATTGAGGGAGTCGTTAATTAATATGATGAATGTTGGCGGGAATAAGATTATTCAGCGACCCGGCATAATATCGAAAGGGAACGGTGTCGATGCGTGTCGTGGACAGATTAAGTTTCAAGACGAGCTTTATCAAGTTTCCGGTGATCGATTGTTAAAGGTTGACGAGGACGGCGCTACAACTGATCTAGGGTTTATTTCTGGATCATCCCAATGCGTTATGGCGGTTGGTTTTACGTTCCTTGTGATTGTTGTTAAGGGTGTTACAGCGTATTCGTGGGATGGCTCAACGCTGCTAGAAATTACGGATGTTGATTTTTTACCTAGTGATGATGCAGCGTATCTTAATGGGAGATGGATATTCATACCCAGCGATGGCGGACCGGCATTTTTTACCGAGGCATTAAACCCTAATAATATATTGGCAACTAGTTTTTTTGACGCTGAAACTCAGCCAGATCTAAACGCGGGCGTTATTAATTTAAGAAACCGCCTTTATATTATGGGACAAGAAACCACCGAAGTTTTCAGGGATACGGGAACGGGTACTATTCCTTATCAGCGAATTGATGGCGCTAGCGTTTGGACGGGGTTAGTAGCTGGTCATACTTTCTACGGCAATTCGTTCGCGTTTCTTGGAAAGGATAAAGATAACAATTTTGGATTCTTTCAGATGGGTTCGGGCGAAGCTGTCAGAATATCAAACCCTGCTGTCGATGAAATTCTAAACGATTCATATACGGTTGAGGAATTACAGACCTGCATAGCTCAAAGGCTTCAATGGAAAGGTCAGGACATAGCAGTTTTTAGACTTCCGCGCGAAACTCTTTGCTTTAATGGTGGGTGGTTCTTTATGAGTTCAATTGCCACTTTTGAAGAAACTGAGTTTTCAGGTAATGATTTTGTGACATGGCGGCCAAATTATATTACCCATTGCTATGGTGAGTATTATGTTGGCGACGTATCAACCAACGATATTGGTGTGCTGGATGATATTGCTACTGATTATGGGAATGATGTTGATTATGGATTCGATACTTTTGCGAGATTTGCAAGAGGCTCTTATTTTACAGTAGATTCATTGGAAATAGATGGATTAGCGGGGCAGGATTCACCGGAGGCAACCATAGGATTATCGGTTAGCGATGATGGGAAAACTTACGGTGAATTCTTTTATATTGGCATGGGTGATATTGGAGAATATGCCCGCCGTGTCGATTGGGAATTGCCCGGTGGTCTAGGTGACTACGAAAATTTTATGGGTATTAAGATCCGCACAACTTCATCTGTTGAAATAGCCACGGAGGGATTAACACTTGTTATTTAGCAATCCCCAGCATGGCGAAGTAATCGACAATGACGGAATGGCAACAAGACCGTTTAACGACTTTATGATTGACGTTTCAGGGCTTTATTCTCTTGACTCATTACCAGACGAAAACGAAAAGATTTTTAATAACGGGCGTGCTGAGTTACAATTGTCAACATTCCTGCAAGATGCCGCCTTGGCTGCGGGCTTAACTGCTCCAGTAGAAGGCGAGAAAATTTTAATAAATGGCAGTGCAATATTTGCATTCCAAGCCTTTATAGACGATTTGGCGGCGTAAAATGGGATTATCCTTAAGTTCTTTAAATCCAGTTAAACAATTCAGAGAAGGCTTTGAATCGATCACGGGTGTTTCTGACGCGAGGGCTGGCATTAACGCAGCAAACGCAGCACAACAAGAAGCGATTAGAAAAGCTATATCAGGCTTGGAATCTGGCGGAGAATTAGCAACCAGCACGCTTCAGGGAGGCCAGCAAGCGTCCATGGCGGCGCTGCAAGATGCCCTAGGGCAATCACAAGGGTTTTTACAGCAAGGCGGCACGGGTGCGTTACAAGCCCTTGGCGCTGGTCGAGGCGCTTCAGTCGATGCTTTAAGGGGCGCGAATCAAGCTGCTATAGGCACGCTAAACCCTGTTGCGGGTTTATTCGACCCTAACGCGCTAGCACAAAACTTTACACAACAAGGATTTGGTCAGCAATTAGCAGGCTTCGCAGATCCACAAGGCGCATTTGCTGACATATTTAATCAACGTCAACAGTCTGCAACTAACGCATTAGGCGCGGCTGGATTAACTCGTAGCGGTCGAGCTGCTGAAGAGGCGGCTAGAATTGATTTAGAAACAGCTTTAGGACTATCCAATACGCTATTTGACAGGCAGCGACAAAACCCAGCGCTAGCGGCAATACAGAATATTTCCAATTTACAATCTGGCTTAGGTGGTCAGTTAGCGGGTATAGAAACCGGATTAGGTCAGAATCAGGCGAATATACTAAGCGCTCTAGGTCAAAATCAAGCTAACCTACAAACTGGATTCGGTCAGAATTTAAGCGGTCTTGAATCGGCTTTATCTGGCGATTTAGCCAACTTGCAACTGGGTCAGGCTTCCAATATTGCTAATCTAGGCATAGGCGCGGGCGCTTCAGAGGCGCAAGCCTTGCAAGCTATCGGCGGTCTAAGAGGTCAGGCGGCGGCTCCATTCATCGAGGGCGCTATCTCGCTTGGAACCAAGGCATTGACCGGAGATTTAGGATAATGGTTTTACAAGTTCCAACAGTTAATCCGAGACTAGCCAATATTACCGCACCACAGTTGCCTAAAATTAATGTTTTAGGCGCATTGCAGCAGGGTTTTGGCAGGGGCGATATAGATAGACAGAATCAACAGGCAGAACAATTGCAAGGCGTTTTACAGGCTCAAGGCCCTGCGGCTTTAGGCGGTGACGTTGATGCTTTGAATGAAATAAGGATGCTAGGCGAAGATGGTTTCAATATGGCGAGCCAAATTCAACAGGTCCTTGATAGTCAAGACAGTAAAAAAGTATTAGAAGCTCAAAAAAAGATAGAAAAACACGGTTTATTTTTGGCATCGATATTGAAGCTAGAACCGCCGGAGCAAAAAAGAAAATTATTTGATGAATCCCACAAGCTAATGAGTGCGGGTGACAGGAAAGCGGCCACAGAATTTTTGCATATATCACAGCTAAAAGATGATTTAGATATTCAAGGTGAAGTTGAAAGCGCTCTAGTTATTGCATCGGCTGGTAATAAGTACTTACAAGGCTTTGTGCCTCAAACTGGCAGTGGCGGTGCAGTTCCTAAGTTTATCGG